TGAGGGACTATACAAAGTTATTCCATCAGGCAAGAGGATTCATGGGCTTCGGAAGAATGTTGAATATAAGGCTTTGTCCAGCGATGGCTCGACTGCTCATGGACTTAGTCCGGTTTTAGCTTTGCTCGATGAGGTCGGTCAGATCAGAGGATCGATGACTCCTTTTGTGGAAGCTATCACGACTTCGCAAGGGGCTTATGAGAATCCTCTTCTGGTGATGATCAGCACTCAGGCTCCCAGCGATTCTGATTTTTTCTCGATCCAGATTGACGATGCGATTCGCTCTGGTGATCCTCATACTGTCTGTCACTTGTATTGTGCCGATCCTGAGTCAGATCTGATGGATGAAATTCAATGGGCGAAGGCGAATCCAGCTCTGGGCTTATTCCGGTCAAAGAAGGATCTGGAGGAACAGCTCAAGCAAGCGTCCAGAGTCCCCTCGATGGAAGCTTCAGCTCGTAATCTTCTCTTGAATCAGAGGGTGGCTTTGGATTCGCTCTGGCTTGCTCCGAATGTATGGAAGAGTTGTTCTGATCAGGCTGATATCGAGGTCTTTCGGTCAGGCTTGCCGGTCTCGATGGGGCTTGACTTGTCATCGAGAAATGACTTAACTGCTTGCGTCCTCGCTTGCAAAGACGATGATGGGGTGATTCATCTGCTGACTTATGCTTTCACTCCGGCAGATGGAATCAAGGAGAGGGAATTGCTTCACAAGGCTCCCTATACAACATGGGTGAATCAGGGGGACTTGATTGCTGTCCCAGATAAAACGATGGATTATGAATGGCTTTGTGAGTTTATGAAGCTTCAGCTGGATGATCTGGGGATTAGCTTATCGAATATCGAATTTGATCGCTGGAGGATTAAGGAGCTTCAAGCTTCTGCCGAGAGGGTGGGCTTTGGTCAGGAAGCAATCTGGCACGAAGTAGGACAGGGATATCGAGACATATCCCCTCGCTTGGAAGCTTTTGAGACTTACCTCCTCAATGGCAAGATGCGACATGGATCTCATCCGGTTTTAAACATGGGGGCTTCTGGAGCGATTGTTGTCAGGGATCCGGCTGGGAACCGGAAGATTGACAAAAGTAAGGCTGGGACAAAGATTGACGCTCTGGTCGCTTCGGTGATGGCAGTCGGAGCGTTTATGGTGGTCGAGCAAACCGATATTGACGCTTTGATCGGATAACTTGTCAAATTAATCAAAACTTGTCGAAAGTTATAGAAAAGTATAGAAATATTGTTTATAATTGCTTATTGAAACAATTTTTGAAAGACTCGACAAAATGACAAGAATTAGATGGACTGAAGAAATGCTTTTCGCAGAAGCGAGGAAGTATCAGACAAGAAGTGAATTTAAAAAAGGTTCTGCAAGTGCTTATGGTGCTTGTAAAGATCGTGGGCTTTTAGATCAAGCCTGTTCTCATATGGTTGATGGAACGCTTAAATGGACTAATGAGATGCTCTTTGCAGAAGCGAAGAAGTATCAGACTCGTGGAGCATTTTGCAAAGGCTCTAAAAGTGCTTACAATGCTTGCGTTGTGCGTGGCATATTAGATCAAGCTTGTTCTCACATGAATAATGTTCTTACTTATTGGACTAATGAGATGCTTTTTGCAGAAGCAAGGAAGTATCAGACTCGTTATGATTTTAGAAAAGGCTCTAAAGGAGCTTACGATGCTTGTCATAGAAGGGGTATATTAGATCAAGCTTGCTCTCACATGGTTGATGTTCTTACATATTGGACTAATGAGATGATCTTTGCAGAAGCGAAGAAGTATCAAACTCGTGGAGCATTTCAAAAAGGATCTAAACAAGCTTATAGTGCTTGCTTAAAGCGTGGCATTGAAAAAGAAGCTTTTGCTCACATGGTATCCGGTCTTCGCTCATCTGACAATGATGCTGTCTATATCTGGAGGGCTGTCGGTGAATCTTATAAATCGATGCAAGTTTATAAAGTTGGAGTGACTTCGGCTCGCTCAAATAATGATCGTATCGATGTAGTTTCAAGATACTCTGGCTTCAAGGCTGAGATCATCGCTTTATTAAAAACTTCAATCAAAGCGACCAAAGTCGAGAAGTTTCTTCTCCAGATGGGCGAGTCCCCAGAGTATTCCGGCTTTAATGGAGCTTCTGAGTTCCGAGCAATGTCCGAAGAAGAATTGAATCTTGCCTTATCTATCCTTTACCGGAATGAAGAGCGAGAGCTTTTAGTCGCTTAAAAAAATTTCTACTAAATATAGAAAATTATTTGCAAATTTCACAAGATATGCTATAAAATTGTCTTATTAACAATTTAGGACTAATCTCATGCGATATCGACCTCCACAGGACGAGCGAAACAGAGAGAAAAACAGAATTCCGAATCGAACTTAGTCTCTCGATGGTCGGTGATCTCATTTAAAGGGGTTGCTGACTGTGGAATTTAAGAAAATCACCGGTTATAGATCTAAAGCTCTGGGCGATATTGACTCTGGGGTTGACTTTATTATGTCCTCCGGCTCAGTAGATCGCATGGGCGAAGTGATTCTTCCTTCAGCATGGGACTTAAAATCATTCAAAAATAATCCCATAGCGTTATATCAGCATGATCCAGATGAACCAATAGGACGCTGGGAGAATGTGAAGGTGGTCAAGAATCAATTAGTCGGAACTCTCGTCATGGCTGATGAGGATACTTCTGACGATATCAACGCAATTCGAGCTTTACTCTCTCAAGGAATTCTCAAGGCTGTTTCGGTGGGCTTTATGGCGAGAGCATATCGAGAGGACGAGAAGACTGACTCTCTTGTTTTCACAGATGTCGAGCTTTTAGAAGCATCATTAGTCTCAATCCCAGCGAACTCGGATTGCCTAGCAATTGCAAAAAAATTCAATGCTGATCCTTCTAAGTTGTTTAGAGGGTTCAATCCATCTGGAGTGTCTTCTGCTCAGTTGAGCAAATCTAAGAACGCTCCGTTATCTCCTCTCAAGACTGAAGAGGAAAACACTCCTCGCTTATTTCAAGCGAAATTATTAATCAATTCTTTAAGGAAATAATCATGTCACTATCCGACAAAATCAAAAAATTAGAAGCTGAAATCATTTCAGCAAAAGACCAAATGGTCGAAATCGTTAAGCTCGCAGAAGTTGAAAATCGTGATCTTACAGAAGTTGAAGCAGAGACAATCGATACTTTAAAAACCACAATCGACTTGAAAGAGAAATCTAATTCTGGTTATAAGTCAGCTCTTCAGACTTTAGCAACAGAACAGCAATCTCCTTCAGTCGTTAAGTCCGAGCATTTAGGCACGACCAAAGCTCGTAAGGGCAACGAGATGTTATTTTCAAAGATGGCAACAGCAAGCTTCATCGCTCATGCTAAAGGATCCAGATCTATTGAAAATACAGCGATGGAAGTGTTCCCTCAAGATCGTGAGCTTCATGCTGTTATCAAGTCAGCTGTAAACCCAGCGAACACAATGACAGCTGGCTGGGCGAGCGAATTAGTCCAGCAAGCTTATGGCGATTTCATTGATCAGTTGCGTCCTACAAGCTTCTTCGCTCAATTGGCTGGTTATGGAACTCAAATTTCATTCGGTGGATTTAACTCTATCAGCTTACCGGCACAATCAACAGTCAATGACTTAGCTGGCTCGTTCGTGTCAGAAGGTGCTTTGATTCCTGTTAAGAAAACTTCTTACACTTCAAAGATTCTCCATCGTTATAAGATGGGAGTAATCTCGAACTTCAGTCGTGAATTAGCAGAAAGAAGCACTCCAGCGATTCAAGGCTTAATCACTCAGCAGATGTTGATTGATACAAGCTTGGCAATCGATACAGCATTAATCAGCAATTCAGCAAGTGTGGCGAACAAGTCTCCGGCTGGTTTATTAAATGGTGTGACAGCTGGAACCGGTTCCGGTGCGACTGCTCAGAATGTTCTCGATGATATCAAGGCTTTAGTGACTCCGTTAATCACGAAGAACGCTAATCCAGCAAACATCGTGATCTTGATGAACCCATTGCAAGAATTGGGCTTGGGCTTCGTGACGACTGCTGTTGGCTCTTTCATTTTCAGAGATCAGATTGCTCAAGGTCGCTTGAATGGATATCGAGTCATCGTATCTAATTCGATTCCGGCTGGTGAAGTGATTGCGATGGACGCTTCAAGCTTCGCTTCTGCTTTTGATACTCCAGAGTTCAGAGTTTCTGATACTTCTGCTTTAGTTCAAGCGAACGATGTGGCTCCAGCTCCGAATGTCGCTGATCAGACTTCAATGACAGCTGTGACAAGTGGTTCAATCACTTCGCTCTTCCAGCAAGATCTCATTGCTGTTCGCATGATCCTCCCTCTCTCATGGGTAATGAGAAGAGATAGTGGCTATGTAACAGCGTTGACCGGAGTGCAATGGTAATTCTGTATTAAAGGGGGGATCTTCGGATCTCCCCATCTTTTAAAGGAAGAGTCATGGATCACTATTTGATGTGGGAATATAAGAATGTGAATGTGGGCAAGTTCTACACAGCTTCTTCAAAGACTGAGCGAACTGCGATGATTGCTAAAGGTTATCAAGAAATAACCGGTTTACAGTCATGGGCTGTGAAATATCCAACAGGCAAGGGAAAGACTTTGGACGCTCCAGCGATTGCAGAACCAGCGATTGAAGCTCCGGCTGAAGAGATTGCTCCAGAGGTTGATCCTCAAGTTGCTCCTGTAAGCAAGTCAAAAAAGAAATAATTTAAATGAACTTAAACCCTCTGAGCTTTCTCAAAAAGAAGTCCTTTGTGAATACCTTTGACGAAGGTCGGCTTGACAAAAATTGGGGGATTGAATGGTGGCAAGCTGGCCGGACTCCAATGGGCAATCAGTCCAATGCGATTGTTGAAGCTTGCGTCCAGCGTATTGCGACAGCTGTGGCATCGATGCCGGTGAACCATTTTAAAGTCAGCGAGAATAATTCTAAGAAGCGAATCCTTAATTCGAATCCGGTTCGTGTTTTAAGAAATCCAAATCCGATGATGAATCAAGTTGAGTTCTTATATAACGGACTCAGATCGCTTTATTTCAATGGGAATATGTATGCCTATTGTGTAAGAAATAATCGTCAAGAGATAACTCAGATGTGGCTCTTGAACGCAAATACAGTCACTCCTTATCGGATCATGGAGACCGGTGATATTGTTTATTCGACAGGTGACTCTCGATATTTGCCAGAGTTCTTCGATCCTCAGTATTTTGTCCAGGCAAAAGATATGCTGCATATCAAGTTAGCTTCGACTAATGATCCCCTCAGAGGTGTCTCTCCGATTGAGTCAGCTCTTGCTCAAATTGCTGTGAATAACAGCATTGCCAATAAGTCCAGAGCTTTCTTCGAGAATCAGGGGGTTCCATCTGGAGTCTTACAGACTGATATGCAATTAACAAAAGAGCAATTAACAAGACTTCGTGAGTCATGGGACGCTCAATCTCAGGGATTGTCATCTGGTAAGACTCCAATTCTCGCAAGTGGCATGAAGTGGCAACAGGTCACAATGTCCTCTCAGGATGCTCAATTGATTCAAGCGAACCAGATGAGTGTTCAAGCGATAACTGCTGTCTTCGGAGTTCCTTTGGCTTTGGTCAATTCGATGGACAATGCGACTTTTAGCAATACAGAGACTCTGATTAATCATTGGATGGCAACAGGTCTCGGCTTTACTGTTTCTTTAATTGAGACAGCTCTTGAAAGAATCTTTGAGTGTGATGCGAATGAGCAAATCGACCTCGATGAAAAGATTCTCCTGAGAGCGAATTTCAAAGACCGGATTGATGCTCTGGGATCTGCTGTATCTCATGGCATTTATTCTCCGAATGAAGTCAGATTGATCGAGGGATTACCTCCGGTCGATGGTGGCGAGAAACCATATCTCCAGCAGCAAATGATCCAGTTGGGCGAGAACCCTCTGGCCACGAATGAGGTTCAAGCTCCTCCGGCAATACCAGCTCCAGCTCCGGCAGATGTAAAACCGGCTGATGCTCCTCCAGAGGATCCACAGAAAACAAAAGAACTCCTTAAATCATTAATAAAGGGAAAGATGACTTATGCTTGATAAAGACCTTCCGATGATTGAAGCTGTTGCTGAAGTATTGAATGAGACGAAGCAAGAACTCGAATCCAAGATTAATACTGTTGTCAAATCAATTGACGCAATCAATATCAGCTCAAGTGAAATAAGTGAAACAGTTGTCAAATCGATTGAAGGCCTTCGAGTCAAGCAAGTCGAGGATTTTGATCAGCTATCAAAAGATTTAATTGCTGAAGTCACTTCTCACCTGGATCAAGTGAAAGATGGTGCTGATGGTATTCATGGAGTTGATGGTCGTGATGGTCGTGATGGAATTGATCGTCCCTTAATTGCTCCGGTGATTGTTGGTCAGAATGAGAAGGTGAGCAAGAATACAGAAGTCCATCATCGAGGTGGTTTATTTGTATCTACTCGGAAAGCGAATGGCAATCCAGATCAAGATCCCTTCGCTTATCAGCTGGCTGTCAATGGAGTGACTGATGTCGAGTTCAAAGAACTGACTGATCGTGAGAAGCAAATCACTATTGAGATGACTGATGGTGAAAAGAAAGACTTTGTCTTTAGCACTCACAGTCCGATATTCAAGGGAACCTTCAGCAAAGAAGGGACTTATGAACTCGGAGACATTGTCATAAAGGATAAGAAAACCTTGATCAAGGTGGGAGATGATGAATGGAAGATGTTCGTCTTTGCTGAGAAGGGTGATAAGGGTGATACCGGTATCGGTATTCAAGGAAAAGATGGACTCGGAATTAATGATATTTTTGCACAGGGATCGAATCTTTTATTTGAGATGACTGATGGTCATGTCAAGGCTGTGAGCTTTGAGGTTCCTATTGAGCATTTCAATGGCATGATGCGATTTAGAGGTCACTATGACCGGACTGAATCTTATCTTGAGTCAGATGTTGTCAAGTTCGAAGAAGCTTTGTGGATTGCGTTGAGAGATACTAAGGCGATGCCAGAACTCCGGTCGAATGATTGGCTGGT